GAAGGAGGAGTCATTGAAACATTTACTGAATTTCAGTTAGAAGGACATCCAACATTAGGATTTGATTCTTTTTCAGATGTAGAGGTTCACAAGATATCTGAGCCATTTGTTTTCTTACAATTCTTAGAAGAGTTATTAATTGAAGATTTTAAAGAAGAATATTAGATTATGAAAGATAAAATTAAAGATGTTTCTGGAAGGGTATATCGTATGCTATCAGAAAAGAACGATGCCTATGGCAACTCGGCATTAGACCCAATTAATATATTTTCTAAAGGAAACGCTGTTGATTCTTTATGCGCCAGGATAGATGATAAGCTTTCACGCATACAAAACAGAGGACTAGCCGATGAGACGGAGGATACTCTATTTGATCTTTGCGGTTATTTAATTCTATTAATTATAGCAAAAGAAAACAAAAAAACCCCCCTTGATCAGGGTTCTAAATAAGTTGCGTGTTACGTTATTTATGTAGATATTTGATCACTTAATTAAATTAATTTAAACAAATTCAGTATGACTATTAATGAAAAGCTCGCCACAATTCAAACCAAATTTAAATCTAAAAAAAGTAGATTTAATGCTTTTGGTAAATACTATTTTAGAAGCGCAGAAGATATTTTAGAAGCTACAAAACCATATCTCTTAGAGCTGGGGGTATCGGTAATTATAAATGAGCGAGTAGTTGAACTCGACAGCTCATTTCCTATGTTAGAATCTAAAGCTACGCTTTCCGATGGTGAGAGTAGTATTTACAGCACAGCAGTGGTAGGAGTTGATTTGGACCAAAAAGGTATGCAAATGCCCCAAAAATTTGGTTCTGCGTCCTCTTATGGTAAAAAATATGCTCTAGGTAATTTATTTTTAATTGATGATACTCAAGATAGTGACGCTACTAATGATCATAAGCCACAGATGAAAAAGCCAACTCAATTAGAGAACAAAGACTCTTCAGGCGTTTTTAATAAAGCTTTAGACTATGTTAGAGAGGGTAAGAATTCCCCTGATCGACAAGTAAGATTAGAAGCTGTGAAAGATAAGTACGGAAACGAAATAACATCTATTGAGTTAGCTAAACTTAACGTGGCGGTAAAATAATGCCGTACGAAGTTAACTATCATCTTCACGACAGACATAAAGCTAAGAGGCCTGCACATTGGAAACATATATGTAAGGAATTTCTTACGAGAGATGAGGCTGTGATTTTTGTGAATAGAATATGTGATAATGTAGCTGTTAAATCAATAAGCTTAACCCAAAAAGAATGAAAAACGTATCTAAAATACTCGAAGAAAAAACAGGTAAAAGCTATCTGTCTTATTCATCAGTAAAATATGCCCTTCAAGATATGCGTCTCTTTGAGATGTATATGAAAGGACAATTAAAAAGGACATCAACAGCATTAGAGTTCGGCTCTATGTATGATTGCTTATTGTTTGAACCACATAAGTTTAATGATAGATTTCTTGTACTTAATGAAAATGAAATACTTCAAGAGATTGGTGGTAAAAAACCTAAGTCTACAAAGCTTTACAAGGAGTGGAAAGAAGAACAAGGACAAGGAGAAAAGGCTTTGGTGACTTTGGAAGATCATAAACAAGCTATGGAAATGATAGATAGACTTGACACTTGCGGTGTTAGGGATATTTACCTAAAAGGAAGCTATCAAATAGAATTCAAAGAAGAGATAAATCTTTTTGATGACTATGAAGGTATTGTTGTAAGAGGATTCTTAGACTGCCTGGGTGATGGTTTTATATCAGACAGTAAGAGTTCTAGAGGGGCAAAATCGTTCCCTAGAGATGTGATCTCTTATTCTTATGATATACAAGCATACTTGTACAGTAAAGTGTTTGACATACCCGATTTTTACTGGGTTGTACAAGAAAAAGCGTATCCGTATTTACCTGCGGTATACAAAGCTTCGGACAAAACTCTTGGGTTCGGAGAAGCAAAGTTCAAGAAGGGTGTAAGAACTGTTCTTGAATACTTTGAAAAAGACAAAGCGTCTGATAAATTTTATTTACAAGGGGAAATTTAATAATTATGAGTGAAGAAAGAAATGTATATATAGGTTTCGTTAGTGAGATGAAGCAGTTTGACAGTGGTGTCAAGAAGTGGGGTATTTCATTTAAAGAAACACAATTAGAAGAGCTTAAAAAGTATCTTACTAAAAGTGGGAACGTCAATATGGACTTAGTTGTCAAATCTGATGGCGGTGCTTTTATATCAGTAGTTAACCCTCGTGTTACTACTAAATATAATAGTAGCCAAGGAAATGTAAAAACTGAGGAGGCTTTGCCGTTCTAAATTAAACTAGGGGAGGTTTATGCCTCCCCTTCTTTATTATGAAAAGAGACAAAGAAGAATCAGAGTTTGATCAGTTTTACAGGATAGCAATGGCAAGACTAAGGTCGAAGTATAAATTTACTCCCCAGCGCAGATCAATTGTAGCTAAGATGTGGAGGAACAGAAAAGAAATATGAAGAAGATATTTGTACAAATGAAAAATATAAATAGTAAGTACGAAATAATATATAATGAAAAGAATAAAGAGTGGAACCTACAACGTGAAGGATTAACAATCTTAAGCGGAGATAAGGAAGGTTGCAAGAATTATTTTAATTATATAGTGTCATTGACTGTGTATTGAAAAAAGGTCAAGAAATATTTGAGCATTATTGTAAAATCTTTTGGCAGACTAAAAAGGGAAATTCTTTTTTAAACCATAATAAAGGAAGAGAAATATCTCCATTTATCATTCTTACAAGAGCTAAGAATCTATTAGATATGAATAGACATTCTGACACTATAAAGTATGTACGGAAGATTGCTAAGATTCCAAAGACCGCTATAAATATTAGAGTTGTAAAAATTTATAAAACAAAAACAATTTCCAGGTCAAGCTGGTATAAAGAAGAAGACTATGATAACGAATTTTAAATTAAATGCTGAGTCCGTATTTGAACAAGTGTCTGCTGTTTGTGGGGTGAGTGTTATGAGAATGCAAACAAAAGGAAGACATCGTGATTCAGTAAGAGCTAAGAGAATGTTCTGCGCTATATTGAGAGAGAACACTAAAATGACTTTTTTAGAGATAGGTAAACTATTAAATCAAGATCATTCTACTGTTATACATCACATAAACAAGCACAAATCAAGCTTAGTAAAGAACAAAAAAGGTAACTTTGTAGATGTAGAGTATGCAGAAAAATATAAAGAAGTAGATGACATATTAAATGAACGAGTCAGCGTAACTAATCATCATTATATTTTTACGTACAAAATAGAAAAAGAAGACAATCGACGCATACTTCTCCCTAGTAGGTTAAAAGGCTACGTTAGAATATTTAAACTAGACCCTTGTGAAATAGCTTTTGAGTGTGTGGCTTCATCGTTTATACACGCAATAAACACTATGTCTATTAGAGAAATATTTGTAGACAGAGAACTACTAAAAGTAGAAAAAGTTTAGGATGGAGAAAGTAACAATGTTTCCCTCTGTTATTAAAACGGACGAACCCCACTATGTTCTTTTGGAAAACTCTTTGAAAAGGATTATAGAGGGAAATTCTAAAAATATAATTGAAGAAATAAGAGCTGGAGATAAGAGCAAAAAAAAGACTCTCCCCATCACTCTTTTCTCAGGGGTTTTTAAAGGAAGGAAAGATGAAGATATATTAGGTCATAGTGGTCTTATTATATTAGACTTCGATCACATAGACACAGAGTCTTCTAAAGCTTTATTATCTACAGATAAATTTGTAAGAGCTTGTTGGATATCTCCATCGGGTGATGGTCTTAAAGTTCTTGTCAAGATATCAAATCCAGAAAGACATCGTGATCATTTCAGGGCTTTACAGACTTACTTTGAGAAAACTTATGGACTAGAAGTCGATCCTTCTGGGATTAATGAAGCTAGAGCTTGTTTTGAGAGCTTAGATCCTGATCTAATATATAATGAATCAAGCGATAAGTTTGGAGGGATGTTGTCAGAGTCTTCCGAGAGCCAAACAGCAGTTTCATCTGATCTATATACTGATTATGAAAAACTAAGTATAGCTTCTAAGATGATTCGCAGATCTGAAGACGGTGACAAACATAATACATTACTTAGGGCTTCGTTATTGTGCGGAGGGTATATAGCTGTAGGTAGGATGGAACGGGACGAGGTAGAGCGTGTTCTATTAAGGGAGATTCAAAAAATGTCTAGTGTTGATGATATTGAACTCGCTAAGAAAACAATTACTGATGGTATTGAGGAAGGGAAGCGAAAGCCTATTAAAGAAACGCTAGAAGATGAGCAAAGGATTAAACGAGAGATGCGTATCAATGATGGAGATATGTCATTTATATCTTCCGATAATCAGGATATGGAGTGGATTAATAAATTTGCTAGAGGAGACATTGCCAGGGGACTTACTACAGGCTCCCGTTTAGATGAACATTTTCTATTTAAAAAAGAATTTACAATTATAAATGGACATAGTAACGTGGGTAAAACAACTATGGCTATGTATCTTATGGTAACATCCTCAGTTCTACACGATTGGAAATGGATAATATACTCTTCAGAAAACAAGACTGCCGCAGTAAAGATGAAGCTGATGGAGTTTTTGGTGGATGTACCTATTAATCAAATGCATTACGAAGAAAGAGTTGCCGCATACAAGTGGATCAATAATCATTTTACTATTATAAGCAACGAAGAGGTTTACAGCTACACAGATCTTTTAGTGTTTGCAGAAAAACTTTTAAAGCAGAAAAGTTATGATGGGTTTTTAATAGACCCTTATAACTCTTTAAAAATAACTATGAGTAATAGCTTGCTTTCATCTCACGAATATCACTATGAAGCCGCATCAGAGCTGTTAACATTTAGTAACGCTAACAACATAGCTGTGTGGTTAAATACTCACGCCATAACAGAGGCGGCAAGGAGGAAGGGTATGGATGGACTTCAGCCAGCTCCTTATGCAGAAGACACAGAAGGGGGCGGTAAGATGGTTAATCGTAGTGATAATTTCTTGACTTTTCATAGAAAAATTATGGCTCCAGAGTTTGATTTACGAAACACAATGGAGGTTCACGTAAGAAAAGTTCGATCACAAGAAACGGGAGGAATGCCAACTAGTTACGATGAGCCTGTATTGTTTGAGATGAATGCTTCCAAAACTGGATTTAGAATATACCCTATGGGTGACAAGAATTTCAAGCCCTTATCATTAGATTCAGGTAAGTTTGACCTATCTTAGATGAGTGGAAAGTGATTATGAAGAACTTGAACTTACGTTACCTAAACCCCCTAGCCTCAATGTTTTCTATTCGGGAAGGCATTTTATGGTTCGTAAAAAATACAAAGAAGAATATTGGAAACATATTGAGACAGCTCTACAGTCTTTCGACAGATTCTATATGGAGCAATTTGCACTTGATGTTTCTTTTAACTGCCGCTTTGATGTTGACAACGCTATATGTTGTAGCAAGTTTCTTGCGGATTATTTGCGAAAGTTTGATTATGTTAAAGACGATAACCCAAAACACTTTATTTCACAGTCGACTACCTTCAACGAAAACCTGGAGAAAAACACCTTCAGAGTGAAAATAAAAGTTTATGGATTTAAAACAATTGAGTGAGATATATTTCCTAACAACCAATAGGATGCATAACTCAGCTACGGAACTGTATGAAAGTTTACACGGTAATTCTGGCTCACCTAGAGTAGATAGCGATAGACTTCATAACACAATAAGAAAATACAAAAAAGATATTGAGCTAGAGTTTGATATGATCAGAGCGGCTCTATTAGAATTTTATGATGACATTAATATTCCTTGATGGACTAAACGGTATTAACTACCATAGGTTAATGACACCTTTTCTGCGTATGCAGGCAGAGTCGAAACTTAATATACACTTCTTTCAAAGCTATAACGAGCTTAAAGATTTTGATATGACTAAGGTTAAGAACTTAGTTACGTCTAGAAGGTGTACTGTTTCTAATCATAAAGCTTTTAAAAAGTTCTTATTAGACAATGATGTAAAGCTGATACTAGATAACGATGACTTTTGGTATTTACCTAAAGACAACCCAGCACATAAGCATTACGAAAAAGTAGCGGGTCCAGAGATTAAAAAGACAATTAAAATAGCTGATGAGATATGGTGCCCCTCTGAGTACCTCATTAATAGAATGAAAAAAATTAACCCAAATGTCACTTATAGACTTATTCCTAACACCTTATACGAAAAAGAAGAACAATGGAAAGACATTGAAAAAGAACCGACTGACGTAGTTAGATTTGGTTATGTAGGAGCCAACGGTCACCAGGAAGATATGAAAGCTATGGGTGGAGTTACTTTAGAGGGTAAGGAATCATATTGTATGGACCTTATGAACTATATGGACGTACTCAAAGCCAAGCATAAGTTACTCCCTAAAGACGTTCATCAATATGGTGGTTTATACAAACATTTTGACGTATCTATATCTCCTCTATTAAACAATAAGTTTAACCGTTGCAAGTCTGCACTTAAAGTAATTGAAGCTGGATATACCAAGACAGCAATCATTGCATCTAATGTATCCCCGTACAAACAAGTTATAAAACATAACAAGACAGGTATATTATGTAGTAATCCTGGAGATTGGAAAAGAGCCATTGATGATATGACTCTAGAGAGAGCTCAAGAGCTTGGGGAGAACTTGAATAAATACTGCAAGAAGCATTATAAGTTAAGCGACATTAACTCTCTAAGGATGAGGGGGCTATGAGTGACTACCGAAACAATCCCTTTAACACAGAATCAGAACTTTTTGATGCTTTAAAAAATCAATTGCTTCCAGATCTTAAAAAGACGAAAGATAGGTTTTCTAAGTACGATTGCTATTCTAATAAGCACAGAGTCCAAATAGAGCTTAAGTGTCGCAAGTCTCATTACAGCAGACTAGTTATAGAAAAGCTAAAATATGAAGGTCTTTTAGAAAGAAGCAAAGCTTCTGGAGTTGATCCTGTTTACATAAATTCGACACCATTTGGCGTTTGGGCATTTAGGTTGAACGATATTGATGAGCCTGAATGGAGAGGTAAAAAGATGCCTAAAGAGACTGACTTTAACGATACCTTTATGATAACCAAGCAGGTAGGTTTTTACGACATAAATAAGGGGACAAACATCACTAGTTTCTTTCAATAAAATCACAGCTATCTACGGTAAAATACTATGTAGTAAATTCGTGTTCACCTCTACAAAGCGTAGGGGTTTTACTTTTTTATTATTCCTAAAATGGCTAAAGACCCCTTTGATTCGTGGTTAGAAGATCTTACACAAAAAGAACAACCTACTTGTAATATTGATAACCCAGATGATTGTGAAACTTGTGGTTCTTAGGCGTGCTGAAATAGTCTCTTAAACAATCCCAAGAAGAACATAAGTATTAATAAAAGGAACGAACCAAAGTAAAGCTTGTGGTACCATTTCTCTCTCTCCTGGTAAACAATCTTCTCGAAAGGTACATTGACTGTCCTTACTATAGTATCAGACTCACAGCCGCCATCTATTATTAGAGTGTCATAGCTCCGCGTAATCTTTACTCGGAAGTTGTTCTTTACGATCTCTACTGTATCTATCTTTGAGATGGTTATCGTATCCAATACAGTAGTGGACTTTGTCACAACCGTGTCCGTTACAATCACTGTGTCCTGAACTAAGATCGTTGGGTCTTTTTGTATCGCTCTCTTGAGATGCCATTGGGTAGAGCAACTTGTGAATCCCGCTAGTAATAAAACTACTAGAAGAATTAAACTTAGTGTGGAACATTTCATCGTCTAGAGCTTTCAAATAATCGTGATTCCATACGATTCATTTGCTGTTTGATTTCTGATATATCTTCTTTTGTTTCTAAGATAGCGTTATCAATTATCTCTGTCTGTAATCTGAATTCATCAGCTGTTACTGGAGGAACTGGTTCTGTCATAGCAATCTCTATATCACGCTTCAGCATTCCATAACCAGACGCTGCCATTGCCGCAGTAAGACCTATAGCTATAAGCGACTTGATACTAATACCAAGAACTCTATCTTCTCCAAACGAATCTAATCTATCTATGGGTGATCTGGGTTTACTCATTTCTTTCCTGCAAACTTTTCTAATCCAGATATACCGAATGATCCGAGTGTAACTAACAAGAAAGAATTGTAGATGAACTCATTAACTACTAGGTCTTTACCAACCCAACCAGTTATGACATCAGCCATAATAACGAATGACATTACAGCAAAAGAAAGGAATCCAATAATGGTTTTCTCATTCCAATCGTTGCTATCTTTAAAGATCTCTAGGAATTTTTTCATACGACAAAGTTCGTGTATTTTAAATAAGATAACTAGCGTGAACTCAACTACAGTAGGGTATTACTTTATGTCTTCTATGTCGAATTTCTTAAACGACTTTTTAAATCTTAACATCTGAGCTTTTTCTAAGTTCTCTAAATACTCTTGACGCTCTGCATTTTCTGTTCTGTCTTTTAACTTTCTGATCTTTCTTAATCTAGAAGAAACATCTTTACTAATGTACTTCATTCGAGATACAGAAATCTTATCTTTTTTATTTAGCTGTCCGCTTTCAGCCTCTTTAGTCAATTGATTTATTAGCATTACATTATTGTAGTATTCAGAACGATCTTGATAGTCATTTGTTTGCCCCATAAATATTCTATAGAAAGGAATCTCTCTTGCTTCAGGCAATTCTCCTTCAGTAACTTTTCTTAATGATCTTTGGGTTCTTCCAATTGTTTTTCCAGCACCTCCTGTAAACCATTCAAAAACAAAACCCATTTTGTCTGGGTTAAGATCAATAGCACCAGGTCTAAATTCAGATCCTCCACTAGCTTTATTTAATGCTTTAGTCCAAGATTCAAGATTTTTAAACCTATCCCTTCCTAACTCAGAAGCTGGTCTTGGTGTTTTAGACCAAGGGTTTTCTTCACTATATATAGTTCTTCCAAAAAAGTTTTCGTTGGCAATTAAGCTGATAATTGGCTGACCAAGAGTAGGTGCTAATACTTTAAATATATAAGCTGTAGCATCTGACCCATATGAAGGAAAGTTTAAAGGAGAAAATGATCCAAGTGATGCAGTAAATATATCCCCTAGAACTTCACCTTTATCTGTAATTCCTTGATTAGCGTTCATCAAAGAATTTCCTATCACATAAAAAACATTAAGACCATAAGGGAGTGGGACCTTAACGTAATCACCCTTTTTTTTACTTAAAGGATTCATAATAATAAGATTTCTTTCACGAACAAATTCAGGTATCTTAGAATAATAAGACTCACCGTCATCATCATCTTCACTCATCGATTCATTAATGATAGACATAACCCCACCAAACACCGCTAATCCTGCGGCAAGCTTTTGTGAGTTAGTAACTTTAAGTTGTTTCTTACCTGTCTTTTCATTGAATTCAAACTGTGGCTTTAATGTTTTTACCAATCTATTGGTTCCTTGAATAGAAGCGTTAAAGAAAAGATACAAAGAGTTAATAGTAGTACCGTATTCACCACTCCTATTAAAGTTTACAGTTAATTCTTTAGCTAATTCAGCGGCCTTTTCTCTAGATACTCCAGCTTCACGAGCTTCTATATAAGAAGAAAGACGGATTCCATTTTCTACAGATGTGTTTACCCTTTCCGCAAAATCTTTGGCCGCTTTTATACTGCTTTCTTTATTCCCTTCAACAAGATTTTTTATGTTAGATTTAAACTCTTCAGGAGACCTAGAATAAAACCATTCTGTCTTACCACCATCCGCAACAAACTCCGTATAGTATTTTTCTTTGGTATTTAAATCCTTAGTTTTTTTACCTTCCACATTATATATAGCTTTAATAGAAGGAAGAACCCCAGAAAGAACTTTACCTGCTAGTCCTTTAACTTTTGCTTCATTGAGAACACCACCCTTATTTGTCTCTTCACCTACAAGGTTAAATAAACCAGCTTGTATATCTCTAGCAAAGTTTCTAAATATAAACTCAGGATCATATGTAGTTATCATTGAGCTTAAAAATCTATTTAAACCAGCCACATATCTAATGATGGGTTTCATATCACCTGGGTCAAACACGGTAGTTCCCTTCATTGTTTCTGCCATTCTTGGGTCTGAGAACTGTATGAATTTACTTTCCCCATTTATCATAACCCTTAATACCCCGCTATCTTTTTCATTAGACTGAGCATTAAAACTACTAAGTTGTTCTTTGTTTTTTGGTTCTAAAACTGACCAAACACTTTCACCATCAGCACCAACTATAGGGTTTTCTTTAACTAAATTAAATAACCTTTGAAGAACTTTATTTTTATTTCCTTCAATAATAGTATTCTGAAGATTGTTTATAGACTCACTAACAGCATCTCCTGATTCACTTTCCCTTCCCTTAGCTTCTCTCTGATTAAAAACCTTAAATCCTCTACCAGACTGAGTTCGTACTATTTTATTCTCTTTAAGATTAGCAAACCCTGATAACGGAATGTAATTAGGATACTCTATAGCCCATTGAGATACCTGCTCTTGGCTTACCAAGCCAGTCTTAACTAATATATCTCTTCTTGCTTTATTTATATCTTGAATAGATTCAATTGCATCTCTAATCTTTTTATCTGCATTTTTAAGATTAGGACTTTGAGCTTGCTCCTTAGTGAAGCCCAACTCTTTTTCAAGAATTTCTTGAGCTTTTTTATCGGACATACCTGATCCTTCTGTGTTTACGTTCTTGCTGTTTTTTGTTTTTTCAAGTATACTTTTATTTCTATCTTGAGCAAAGAAAGCTGTGGCAATTTGATCTATTTGATCTAAAGTTTTACCGCTTTTTTTAATAGCTTCAGCCGTTGCTATTTCCAAGGGATTTATAATCTTTTTTAACTGATCCTGAACCTTACCATCTAAAGTAGACAGAGCGTTTTTAAAATCAGAACTCAAGCTCAAACGCCCTACAGATTCTAAGACTTTATTTTGAAGTTGAATTATATCTTCATATTTATCTATGACGCTTCTTCTAAATATACTTAAGTATTCAGCGTATTTACCTTTCTTCTCCAGCGTTATAACAGCTCCAGGAGTTTGAGGAGTAGTTACAGTACCATCTTCAGCAACAGTAGTTTCTTTAACTTGAGTTGTGCTTGCAGGTGTAGGTGTAGGCTTTTTGCTTATAGCTCTTCTTTTCTTAGGAGATTTCTTTTTCTTTGGTTTTCTTTTTCGTTTTACTTGATTTATATTATCTGAAATAAATTTGTCATATTTAACCTTATCTACTGTGGATCCCTGTTTCCTTATGTATTTAATACCATCATCAATTGCTTGAGCTAAAGACTTACCTGCTAGATAAGCAGCTCTAACAACTTTTAAAGAGTTGTTAGCCATAAATAAAGGTATACCTAGTGTTGCGTCATATGCGTTTCCTCTTGTTGAAGTAACCCTTATCGCTGCATCAAGAAATTCTATTATTAAATCTTTTGTATTGCTTGATTCATCTGATTCTGTTAACTCAATTTTTCTTTTATACAAAGACTCCAAGCGTTTTAAATCTGAATCAAGAGCAGTCGTTTTACTAGTAGTAGATTTATCTAAATCCTCTTTTATTAATTTTTCATATTCCTTTATGTTGTTATCGGCTTCTTGTATGAGCCTATTTTCTGTTTCAGTTTTTTCTTTTTTAAACTCATTTATAGCTTGCTGTCTAGATTTTTCATCTTTTATTCCAACTAGTTTCCCATCTTCTCTCATTTTAGAGACAGTGAATGAGCCATCTTTCTTTTTAACTACTTGAAATATATTTTCTTTAACTTGAACTAAATCTTTATTCTTTTCTTCAGAAGCCATTTCTTCTAAAAAGAGAGCCTCTGCTTCCTTAAGGTCTCTATCTCCTTGTTTCTTTAAAGCATTAAGCTCCTTCTCTGTTTTATTTAATTCTTTTAATTGTTTTGAATCTCTTTCTTCAGTAATTACTTTAACTTCTTTCTTTATTCTAACGGGCCGTTCTTGTTGACTTTTTTTTATTTTTTTATATTCACCTAATTTTTCGGCTAATGCGTCTGTCCCAGAATTTACGGATAATGGCCCTTCGATTATTTCAATACCTTTTTCTGAAACTAAATCTACTTGATCATTACCTTGCTCGTCTTTTACTTGACCAATTTCTATTATCTCATCTTCCGTTTCAAATACAATTGTATTTTCATTTTCACTGTCTATTTTTATAACACCTTCTTTGTTTTCAAAAATCCCTAGTTGATTTATGTTTGCTGTTAACCTTTCTCTTTCTATCTTCTCTTCTTGCTGTGCTTTATTTTCTGAATCTTGTTTTTTTTGAGCTTTATTTTCTCTTTCGATTTCATTAAAGGAAGATCTAGCTTCTGTATTTAATTTTTTCTGCTCTTTCTCTGTTTGATTAGTTTCTTTTTGTTGCAGATTTTTTTCCCTAGCTGCCTGTTTTATTCTTTCTGTGGCTGTAGGTTCTGGTGGAAAAATAATAGATTTAATTTCATCCATTAAAGCAATAGACTTTTGCTTTTGATATTCTCCAGGAGCACTTAATCTTAGTTTGTACTCTCTAGCTAATGTCTGTACATTTTCAAATTCAGTAAGACTCAAACTTAAAATCCTTTCCTTAAGCTTACTTTTAATTTCGTTTATACCTGATTGTAATTTTTTAAATTCCCCATCAAGAAGTTCCTTTTTAGTTTCTTCAGGTACATTAGGTGAATTTAAATTATTTTTAGTTTCTGATATTTCTTTATTTAAAGATTGATATTTTTTATCATCAGATAAAATTTCTGTAGAGAAATCCTCAGCAAAAGAAACAATTTCATCAGAAAGCTCTTCTCTCTGCTCATCAGAAAGCCTATCTTCAGGAGAAGCATTTTTATTTTCTTCGTTAATTTTATTGTTTAAATCAACAATAGTTTGTTCAGAACCAGAAGGTTCTCCTTCTTGTTTTCTAGACTTAACGTATTCAGCTAAAATACTTGGAGATGCAGGTGCTAGTTCTGCAAAACTTTCTAAAAGAATATCTCTTACATCTATTTCATCACCCGATATAACCTGACCTGAAAGTTCACCTGATCCACCTAACAAGGATTGAGCTCCCAATTCTGCAAGGACTGCCTTTCTTTTCACAGCGGAGGGTAGTGCTTCACCTATTTTTAAACCTAGTGATTTTCTAGAACTTTTTGCAACAGCACCAGCAATTTTACCACCTGATCCACCAGATACAGCATCAAATAAAGCGATAGGTATGCCTCTTTTGTTTGCATACAATCTTGCTTTTTCCATAATGCTAGGGTTACTAAATGCATTAGATAAAGCTTCTTCATTAGTAGTATCAACGCCAGCTTCTTGAAGAGATGACATTACAGCATTAGCATACTCTATGGCGTAAGAAGTACCTCCAGCCAATCCCGCAAAACCTCCTGAAACACCGCCTACAACTGACCCTATTGCTGTACCTATTGGTCCTCCAATAGAACCTGCCACAGCCCCTATTCCCTTACCACTAGCAGCCCCGACAGCAGCTTCTGTTAATGCAGATGGAGCAGCAACACCCATACTGATAAATGACTGAGGAACTGTCCTTAAAACATCTAAAGCAAAACCACCAATAAGGCTATCGCTGTAAAGAACATCTCCTTCTTTAGGTTGGTTTTCTTGAAGGATTCTATTATAATATGAAATTTTTTCAAAGTCTGTAGATCCTTTGTCTATTAATTTAGCGAGTATTCCAGAAGCGACACCTGAGTTTATAACCTTTTGAATCTCATTAGGGTCATCTGAAATCCATCTTGATTCAAATTCATCATCATCACTCCCCCCTAAAACAACTTCCTCTTCAACAACATCATATCCTTTATATGAAGGCTCTTGTACTTGAGTTTGGGTACTTAAATATTCTTCAGCTTTAAACAATTGGTCTTCTGTAAACCTATCATCAGACCTTAAGTAGTCTAATACATTTTCAGGAGTGTCAACCTGTGATGCTTCCTGAAGCTTTTCGAAGAACTCTTCATCTTCCATATTAAGACTGTGTTAATGCTTTTCTAAATCTATTAAAAATTCTACCAAGTGGACTTTGTTCAGACACCCTACCTCCCTCTTTGAACTTTCCTTGATATAATATGGAACTATTTTTTTTATTTAATTCTTCTATGAAGGATTTAACTTGATCTAAATCTAAAGGCTTATTTCGCAAACTGCTATTGTAACGATCAAGAGTTTTTAATTTAGATTCTATCTCTTTAGCTAAATCATCATAAAGCGATATTTTTTTATCATTGGAAATATCTTGAGATGCTATTGATTCTGTTTTTGTTTTTATAAAATTACCTAACAATAAATTAGCTTCATCAACTACATCTTGATCACCTAATATGTCGATCTCATTAATTGCTGCATTTATACTTTTTAATTTTTTAATCTCATCAGACTTGAATTTTTTAGTGATACCAGAAGATTTTTCATCCGAAGATTGTTTTATTGTTTCTTCAGCTCTTGTTTTTACTCTTGATCGTTGTTCTTCATTTAACTCATTAAATCTCTTTTGACTAGAATAATGTAGTCTTCTTACAATGTCAGGGTCTTTTTTAGAAAAATTGGAATCTAAACCTTCCCCGTGCGTTTTTTTATTTTCTTCTCTTTTGTTATATTCATCTGCTAATTTATCTATGTCAATTTCTACATTGATATCTTTGTCATTTTCAAATACATTTTTTAAACCTTCAGAATTTAGTTTTAGATCACCTTCTCTATTTTTTTGAAAAAGGGGAGCGTTTTGCAATTGAATATCATTTAAAGTTTTACCAATTCTAGGATTTGTTTTTTGAACTCTAGCTAAAGCTCCAGGAATATTTTTTTCAGGTATAAATGTTGTGCTTACAAATTCTTCGTCATCAAGAGGGTTTTTTATTGTTTCACTAACTATAAAACCAAGGTTTCCTAAGCCATCAAAAGCAACCCTATCAATATCTAATTCTTTGTTTTTGTAAGTTTGTTTGAAAGACTTTTTTAAATCTACAGCAAAAGGATAACTTCTTAATTCACCACGTTCAAGTACTCCCTCATCATTAATTTTAAATGAGCTAGTGTTAACATTTGAAATATAATACGGCTCTTCTGTTTCTCCCTTTGCTGCAGCAACTCTTTGTGCAGTTATATATCTCTTCTCGCTTTCTGTATTGAGGTCTAGACGATTAACAAGCTCATCAACTAATTTTCCTCTGTATATTTCTAAGAGTCTTGTTCTTTCTTCGTATTCAGGAGTCCCTTCTTCTGCTTTAGCTAATTCTAACATAGCTGCAGCACCGCCCATTCTTTCCAACATAGTTGGATCATCAAATACAGAAGAAAGCATTGAAGCAATATCTTCATTATTGTATGTGTTTCCTAAAAGAATATTATCCACAGTTAACTGAAGTTGTTCTAAGGTTTTCCTTTCACCAGTAGTATTATAAAATTGGTCTTCTGAAAATGTTTTAATAAAGTTTTCAGCGGCATCACCTGGAACTAAAACAGGGGTTTTATACATTAGATTATCAGCAGCTTTAGGTACATTATTAGCAAATTCAGAAATAGAAAAAGCACTTACAGGTGAAGATTGAGCTTCTTGTAGACTCAGTAAAAGCTCTTCTGGATTTTTATACTTAGCAGGATTTTGTTGTATTAATGCAATGTCAGTACCTAATTGAGTGCTGAAATTTAAAGCATCTGAAGCTAAATTTTTATAGTCATTATAAAGTTGTTTTATTTGTCTCCTACCTTGAGGTGTAGAATTACCTAAAGTAAATTGACCCTCAATTTGGCTCCATAAATTTTGCATTTCTGGCTTAACTCCCTCTGTAAAAGGTCCATTAATCTCAGCGAAATTATCATAGTATGCCATAGCCGCTTCTTCTTCAGCAAGCTTTCTGTTTTGATTTCTTTGAAACCTTTCGCTAAAGTCATCAAACTCTATTACATATGGATTAGGATCTGCCATCTCTTATTTAAATTGTGATTTATTAAGCATTTTATTTACAAACTTATGCAGAGGAGTTTTTCCTTTCTTAGATAAAGACTTTAACTGTTTTGCCTGATCAGGATTAAAGATATATTCCCCTCCTGTCATCTCTCCAATCTTATCTCCTTCTTGAACTATGTCAATAGGATTTTTATTATGAGAAAATTTACCAGGGGTTTTCTTTGCTTTCCCTCCTTTGTTAAATCCAGAAAGATTACGTAAAGATGGATCTTTAATATAGTCTTCTATACCTTCAGTAGCTAACTTATCATCTAGCTCTTCATTAGTAAAACTAGAAGGTACTCTAGGTTTAACAAAAGAAGAGACATTAGTATCTTGACGTACGTTTTCTTTTAATTTATTTAGTGATTCTAATTCTCTTTTGGTATCTACCATTACGTTTTTTTCATCAGACGCAATTTTTTTTGCTTTGTTTTGAGATTGTATATCAGATAAAGAATTAACATCTGAAGTGTCTTTTTTAGGGTTGATTACATCTAGCCCACCACCAACAGCTTTACCTAATCCTTTAAATACATTTTGAAACCCAGCATCTCTTATACTTTGTGCTCTTCGTCTATCAAAATCAACTCTCCTTGCAGATTCTCCAAAGTCTGCTCTTTCTAAAGCTTTATCTTTAGCTGAAGATGCAGATCCGTATTTATCTAAATATGCAGCTGTAGCTTGATCTGCGGCAGATTGTAATCCTTGAACTCCACCTATTAGGGCTCTATTACCTCTTCTTGCTAATGCTTCTGTTCCTGTTGCCATATTCCTAGTGATAGACTGAAGCCCTTTCATTGTGTCTGTTTGCTGTTGAGCCATTCTTTTTCGTGCAGCCTCTGATCTAATCATACCAGCTTGAAGAGAATCGGTTTGAGCTAAATCTCTACCTCCTCTTCTATATTGACCAATTCCTAATGCAGCTTGACCTAGACCTAAACCTAAATCAACATACCCACCAATATTATATTTTTTTACTTTCTTTTTCATATTACAAAATTAACACTTATTAACTTAGATTATTAGCTAGATTAGACTTAGCAAAAATTAAATTCACAGCATACACTTCTAGTGGTGTAGTTAAATTAGAAGTAAGCTTAGTTTTTATATAATAGTCCCTCATAGGATCTCCCTCAATAGGAGAAGAAGCTATTAAAACTATCTCATCATTTGTTGAAACTTTACCAATCACACTAACATTACAAGTTAATTCTTTTTCGCCACTTACACTTACAGCAGAAAGACCTAATGGATTTAATGCGTTTCCGTTTATTTTATACAATGCTGTGCCGCTTATAGACCCACTCTCTCCTAGAGTTCCAAGAGGAAATGACATATTGTTAATGGCATTCTTAAATGTGACTTTAGTAACATCTCCCGTACTTGTAGTTGCAACAACACCTAAACCAAATATTTCTGATGTTCCACTTACAGAAGTAATACTAGCTGTAGATGTTGTAGAGATAGCTCCAGCAGCTAATGTTGAGTCTTGATGTATAGGTGCATAATAGAACCCTTCCTTTTCCTCAAAAACTGAGGAAGCTATAGTAGATGTTTGAGTTGTATTATTTAAAGTACAAGACCAAGATCCACTATCACCTTCTACACTTATTGCTTCATAAACCTTAACCATAGATGGATCTGCATTTGCAACAGCTTCAATAATACTAGGTCCCGCTACACCGTAAAATGTATTTCTTGCTGTAGTTGAATTATGCTCATATAGCTTACCTGCTTTAAACGTATATAGTTTGTTAGATAAGGAACATATATCTTCAGCTATATAAGAATATCTAGAATTCCACTGAGGTTTTTTTAGATCATATGCTATAGTAAAAGCATTTAATGTTACAGCACTTTCAGTTAAAGTTAAAGTAGTATCATCATTCACTAAAGTTAGTTGATTTGTACTTTGACTCAAAGTACCTTGTCCAAAAGCGGTAGTTGCCTGAGTAGTTAAAGTAACTTGAATTTCACTTAATTGAGTAAGTTGATTAGTTGGAGATAGACTTTCTGCAATTCCTAATATTGGGTTACTTGTCTGAGTGTCCGCAATTAAAAGACCTGATCCTGACTCGTTAAATTTTTCTTGATCTAAATTAAAAGTATGTGGATCGGTGTCCCAATCATAAGTTAAAGCATCATCATATATAACCTCGCTCTCCACAAAACCTACTGGATTGTCGTCAGTTTTTACTTTAGCTGTAGATGTAGCTCCTGTGAGATTATCTTCAATAGTCAATGTAGATGTAGTAAGAGCTGGAGAACTTATTATATATTCATAGTTTTCTCTATCGATACCACCAATATATCTTCTGTTTACAGCTGTGGCTAGGATTGAAAACATTCTGCTTGTAAAAAATGAATTTACCAATTGCTCACTTATAACAGAAAGTCCTGATTGTGGTTGAATACTTAACACCTTACCCGCTCTATTGTCCACAAAGTAAGCATTACCCCTATATGATGCTATAGATTCAGGATTATTATTACAACCGTAATCTCCAACATAATATCTAATAGGCCCTAATACTTTTTCAGTAGCTGTAATTAAATCATTAGCAGAACCAGTTTGAATTATATTCCTACTAACAGGAATAACTCCTGCTCTTCTTTCTTGTATAACATACATACTCTCATCATAAGAAACCAATCCTCTTATTGATCCGTATTCATATGACATATCTTCATAGTTGACAAGCTGTAGGTTAAAAGATGATAAGCCTAAATATTCACTACCAGTTATAAACTGATCAGAATAAGTTATTGATCCATACCTTTTAATTCTTCTAGCGTCTGGTAAGTAAGGAAATATTCTTCCTTTAGAAGTGTAGTCTGATGGGTAAAAATCACTTACTCTAAAGTCTTCTATAAAGTCCACCAATGCGTTTTGAGTAGTGGCTAATAGTTGATTTTTCTTTTCATCACCATAATCAGGAGAAGCTCCTATAAAATTTGTTCTTAGTCTAAAATAAGAGTCCCCCTCATTCAAAGTCATAACAGCAGTTCCAGATGCATTATCTACCGTTACAGCTTTTACTTCTGCAGCACTCCAGGTTGAAACTGAAACTCCGTAAAACTTATAACTATATCCTGTTTCATCGTTATTTTCCATAACGTTACCAACAGCTATAGCCCTATTAGGGGAAGCGTCTTCTACAATTCTATCTCCTTTATATATTTTTTGAGTAGAGAATGCAACAACACTGTTTGTTACTGCATCGTAACTTATTATTTTAATATCTGCCGTTGTTGATGGTCTTTGTGTCCCTAAAACTCCGTTTGTAACAGGGAATGAAGTTCCTATTTCATAGTAAACTTCTGCATCTGTCATTAGATTAGGTCTGTATATTTCTATCAAACATTTTTTGTTCCAATTAGAATTACCATCAGCTATAGAACTAACATCAAAACCCAATGCTGATTTTATTTCTTCAATTACTATAAAATCTCCTGTAGTATTTAATATAGCTTCAGGGCTACTTCTATCTAATAAAGGATTCTTTAAAGGGTCTGCTGTTAATGTAACAAAATTCACAACCCTAAATTCTATATTAGATTTTAAATCATCATCATATCTTACTATCCTTAAACGATCTCCCTCTGCAAAACCATAATTGGTTAATGCACCCATTTGATTTACGTAAGAGTTTTGTTTTCCTTGAAGAGTATTAAATGATAAGTAAATATTTTTAGTAGATGAAAAACCTCCTTGATTACTTTGATCGTTAAATGATAGATAAGCCCCACCAATACCGTACTGTATTTTGTTTTGATTAGTTCCTTTACCTATATAAACAGGAGAATATCTTTCAGCGTAATTAGGTGCGCCAATTTGGTTTAATCTAATTGTTATATCAGAAAATCCTGTTAAATTATTTTCTAATGTTCTACCTCCTACAGGTTCAATATATACGCTAGGAAACTTTTGAACACCAGAAGCTCTTCCTCTATTGTCAAAATAAACTAGTCCTAGTTGATGAGACGATCCTCCTTTAAAAGATTTAGTTCCATTAAGTTTTGTCTTGTCTATTATAAAAGACCCCCCTTGTTGGACAGTTGCCCCAACTCTGTTTACTTGACCATTCGTTTTATCTGAGTTTCCGTCTGATGTTCGTTTAATAATAGTACCTCTTCCGTTGTCTATATTAGTGTATTGAAACGGAGTCATTTCCTCTCCTTTTGAGTTAACGCCTTCAATAAAATCAAAAACAGAATTTTGATTAGAAGGATCAATTACAGAAGTTTGATTTTGACCCGTAGTGTATTTATCTACTTTTAATCTTAATCTTTCAATAGACTTTTTAAATACAGAAATATTTGTTCTTTCATTAGGTTCAAAACCACTATTGGTTAAAGAGGCGTATCCATAACCACTAAATGCCGCACTATTTACAGAAAATGAGTTATTACTTCCAGTTGAAACTTGTACATTACTAAATCCTGAAGATCCACCTTGTGGTGTTGCTTGAATAGGATAGTCTTTTTGGATTGCGTTAACAATAATGTTGTGAACTTCTTGACGATTAACTGTTCCTTGTGGAAGTAAAATTTGTTTTCTTACTTGAATTCCACTAGTATTTATTTTAACACCTCCACTTTTAATTATCACAATAGAACAAGATTCTTCTTGTGTATCAGCTGTATCTTTTTGCGTTATATAATTTAACGTTGGAGGAGATATAATCACCCCATCTACGTTAGGACCTACAGTTTTATTTTGAAAATCAAATTTAAGACCAGCACTTGCGCCAGCTACATCATTAACCTCATCGTTATTTCCTCCTACTGTTGAAGTAGTTAATATATTAAATGTTAAAGCTCTAAAAGCATTAAAAATAGGCGCAATAATGTTTGGAACTAACTCATTAGCTAAAACAACATCTCCATCATTGCAAGAGAAATCAAGAAAAATTTCAAAATCTCTATCTAAAGGAAATGTCAAACCAGTAAGACTTAGATCTATATCTATTAAAGAATCATCACTAGCGTTTTGAGTAACTGGTATATTAAAAACACTAGGCTTTTCATTGTAATTTGCTAACACAGTTGGTTCTATTGTGTCATTAGGAAAACCTTCTGTATACCCCCCATAAAAAAGTCTACCACTTGCAATAGCTTGACTATCAGCAACTTGAGGAACGTTGTCATATACTTTGTCAGCTTGTTGAGCAGGTAAAGGAATATATCCCTGATCATCACTAAAATTAATAGTGCTTGTTGTACCATTTACATTATTAGAAATGTCAGCTATAACTTCAAAAGCTTTAGTTCCTCCTCTACGTGCTACAATTTTAATTTTTTTTACGTCAGCAACACTATGATTTACTGTAATATTTATTTGATTAAAAAAGTTTCTTTGTTCATTGTTTATAAAGCCATCTTTTAATTGAGATGCTGTAGTGGACATTTGAGTATAAGGGCTCAAAGCAGATTCTTCACCGTCTATATATTCATATAAGTAAGCAAACTGAAAATTCTCTTCAAATATATTATTTATAGGAAGGTTAGGATTATTGTCAAATAACATTACAGGTGGCTCCAAAGGTGGCTGTTTAGCTGTAGTTATATAAAGCAATTTCTGCTCATCAGTTCCACTTAAAAAGAAATTACCTGGATAACCTCCAGCACCTGTATAAGAAGCTTCAGACAGTGTAACGTTTATTTTTTTAGGAGCAGAATCCGAACTATTGAAGTATATAAGTATATCCTCATTGGTATTTGTAAGTAAAGAGGCTTGTACGTGGTCAGTTAAACTAAACTGTAATACAGAATCTTGATACACGATGTACAGCTTTTTACCGTTTTGATCATATCTAAAAATAGTATGATTAGCGTTACTGTTGTATACAAAATAATACAGCTGTCCTTTTGTCTCGTCTCCAATAGATCCAATTGTAACATTAGTACCTGTTGGCATCGTGCCGTTTTCTATAGTTCCAGAAATATCTTGATTGCCATAAGCGTTTTTAATAAGTAAAGCATCACCATCGTCATCAACAGACACACGAAGGTTCTGAGCGTCACTCATCTGAACGCTAGTTATAATCCTTTCGTCATCATCTGTATTTATATATCGGGGCAATAGCTTATCAATAGCCATATATTAAGCTTTAGGAGATAGTTTGAAACTCTTTTGTATAGTAGATATAGCATCCATTTTATTGAATGATTTCAATCTTGAATTAGCTAGTCTTCTTTCATTATAATATTCTCTTCTTGCTCTAGCTTTCTCATTAAAAGGAACACTAGATCTTCTAGAGATTACCTTGTAATAAACGTAAGCTCTTAATGCTTCCTCAGCATAGACAGGAACACAAGGATTGCTACACTTTGCAGCATCAGAAATATATTCCATTACAATCCTAGATGTATCTATATTAACTGAAAGCTCTATTCTATTTTGATCAGTGTTTATTCTATACTGACCACTTAACTGTCCTCCACCTAATCCATACATCCTACCCATCTGTGACTGATACTCAAAGTTTCTAAACAAGTAAGAATCAAAACCAAGAAGATCGTCAGGGACATTAGATGCTGGCTCATTAGGCAGTATATTCATATTAGGGTTTTCACCAAATACATACACTAAACCATCAGTTCCTAGAACACCAATCTTTACCATATCTACATAGTCAGAAGGCAATGGAACAGTACCTAATGCAGCGTCATAAGTAAGCATAGTGCTTTTAATATTGTGAGCTATATCAAAATTGAATTCTCTTATTCCTAATAAAGCGTGCTGTCTTAACTGATAGTCTGCAGAAGTGTAACCGTAGTCATCCTCTGTTTGACTAATCATATAGTTGTTTATTACTTGGTCGACTGTTATATAATTTTGTGCCATTAGCTAATAGATGTTTTTTCGTTCTCAGAAGAAGCGTAACTGAATACATCCTTATCCCTTAAGCTTACTCCTACAAGCTCTGCTATCTCAACAATTAGATCAGTGAAGTACATTTCTGGTAATTCGAAGTCAACACTGTTTGCTGCTGAATATAACTCTACTCCCGCTACAGCAGATGTGTATCCAAATGTAGGCTGTGCTGTTGTCTTTGCTTGAGTAGTAGGGTTAATACCTTGAGGTAACTTATAGTACCTTAATGTAATGCTTTCAATACTTGTGTTCACGTTAGGAAATACTTCTATTGTGTCAGAGATTAAAGCGACAGGAGCATTGTCAGACGGTGCCATAATATCACTATTAATAATTCTATCAATGTGATCTGTGTTATAAACTATCTGAACTAGATTAGATTCTGAAACCCCTAGAATAACTTTAGTTACGGTATTGATTGTTACAGCTCTAGCAAAGTCTGCAGGTTTAGCAACAATTCCGTTAGCAAGTGTGAGTGATATTTTTTTTGTGAATGTAGATAAATCCTCTAGACTTTCTTTAGAACTAGCAGGTCTTTGACCCATCCTTGATGATCTGGTCATTCTATCAAACAAGCGATTGTAAACATTCATCTGTGCTACTCCAGCAAACTGATTAAATACAGACGGAGTAATGAAGCCTCGTTGATCTTTATTGACCAAATCTTTTAATGATTTAAATACCCTTTCTACACTTGCCATAGCAATTATCCTTTTAGCAAATATACGGAAAAGAAAGAAGGCCCCAGGGGGCCTTCTCCTGAGTTAGCTCAATCATAAACTAACTCGTAACAAAAACAGATAGACTACAAACTTACGAAAGTTTCTCTAGTCTAGCAAGGATCTCATCATATACTAATGAACCCTTATCTGTTAAGCAGAAACGTACCAATATATCTCTAGAGTCTTGGCCTGCAGGACAGCTAACAATTAACCTCCCTGAATCAAACCAATAAGCACCATCAGGCTTACACGATAGTATCTGAAACTCTGTAGCTTGAATGACGGCAGACCGACATTTAACACGAGGGTCATCAAACATTCCCATAAAAGCTTCAGGCTTAGACTTCGCTTCTTTTAAAAGTTCTCTTCTTATCTCTAAATTCTTTTGAGAAATATTTATACCTAAAGAAACAGCGACTGATAACAGCTCATCCATATCTTTATTTCTCACCATAGCAATTGCATCGTGAGCCAAAAATTCATCAGCTACTTCTTTTTCTGTGTCTTTTGTTCTGTCAACAACTAAGAAAATGGTTCCTCCATTTGATCTATTGTCAGGGTGAAGATCAAGAAATGCTTGAAGGTTTGGTTTACTCTCAGGAACTATTAGCAACCCATCTCTAAAAATTATATGTTCTCTTCTAGACTGATTGCTTTGTTCGTCTTTATAAATACTAGGCTCTGAAGGGCAGTATCTAATTCCTCTTACTTGCTTTTTTTCAGGGTCGTAGTAAGTGGCTTCACTAATAATCTTACAGACTACACCTCCTCCTTTGGGGATTTCGTAAATTTTAGATAAAACAATAGGTGCTTCTTTCTTTACGACTTTGTATCCTGTCTTTTTAGCCACAGGAGCTGCTTTGGGGTTTTTGACTTGATTAGTCATTATTAAATAATATTAAATTAAAAAAAAAGGGAAGGGGAAAATCCCCCTCCCAAATAAAAAACAATTAAGCTCCTTTAAGTAAAACGTGCTGGTTAGCAGCGCGTGTCACAAGACAAGCCTCAGAACGATAGTTGAACTGAAGATCATCAACATTAGTGTTATGAACACCTAAGATAGAACCTGTCATCCAGTGCTCTAACTCACGGCTATAACCATTGGTATCCTTGTAGTTCATCTCCAAAGCGTTAGCACGAATGCCAGTCTTAGGATCAACAACTGTAGTCATAGGAATCATAGCTCCTATATACTTAGAACCAGATAACAATGTAGGATCATTAAGAAGTTTCCAATCGTGCTTATGGAAAGTATACCCTCCACGAGTGAATGATTGGAATCCTAAGTCAGCTCCACCGCCATCACGGCCACCGAATGCGTTAACACCAGTAGTTGTAGCAGCAAAACCTGCAGCTCCCGCTAGACTAGCGACCATATCGTCAATAGCTAAACCTTGTGCAGTGTTAACATACATAGCGTACTCAGGAGTAGCTCCTTGCTTGTCCAATTCAGCAATGATATCGTCAAGGTCAGAAAAACTAGAAATAGCACCACCAGTGTTTACGATACCTCTAGTCTCAAGAGACGCAAAGTAACCTTCACCAGCTGTAACTCCTGCTGCAGCACCTGTTAGAGTGTTGCCAAGGGTTTCGCCTAA